AAAGATATGAAATCACAATTGCGAGTAATTAAAGAAGAACTCGCTCAAGAAGAGTCTAAACAGTCAAAAGGATTTAAATGAACGTTAAATTTGTAAGTATCACTCCTGATGCTGAGAAGACTATGGCATATATTGCTAGAGTCTCTAATCCTTCAAATCAGGAAAATGAAAAGTATTCTGGACTTTTAAAGTATTGTATTAAACATAATCATTGGTCTGTATTTGAACAGTCCTCTATGACTTTGGAGATAGAAACTACGAGGGGATTAGCGGCCCAAATTTTAAGGCATAGGAGCTTCACATATCAGGAGTTTTCGCAGAGATATGCTGATACAAAACTCCTAGATGACAATATACCCTTGCCACAACTCCGCAAGCAAGACCTTAAGAATAGACAGAACTCTACAGATGACTTGGATGAGTTTCTTGTACAAGACTTTCAACTAGAAATGACGAAGTTATTTGAGTCCTCAATGAACTTATATAACAGAATGCTCGATAGTGGAGTTGCAAAGGAATGTGCTAGATTTGTGCTTCCACTTGCAACACCAACACGTTTGTATATGACTGGTTCGTGCCGTTCTTGGGTTCACTACATTAATTTGAGATCTGCACACGGTACACAGAAAGAGCATATGGATATTGCGAATGAATGTAGAAGGATATTTACCGAACAATTTCCTTCAGTATCCGAAGCCCTAGAATGGGTCTAAATAAATTTACACTACTTTATATTGAAATGGCAACATACCCTGTAATACATAAAGAAACTGGTGAACAGAAGGAAGTAGCAATGAGTGTTACTGAATGGTCTCAATGGTGTGAGGATAATCCAGATTGGAAGAGAGATTGGTCAGATCCATCTACAATGCCTGGTGTTGGTGAAGTTGGTGAATGGAAAGATAAGTTAAGAAAGAAAGCACCTGGTTGGAATAGTATTCTGAAGAAAGCAAAAAATGCAGCTCCAAGAAATCCTACCATTAAGCAACTCTAATGCCTAGAAAAAAGAAGGCCAGTGGTGATCAGCCAATTGGTATCGGTTTGACGACTAAGCAAATAAAAAGAAAGAAACCAATCAATACAAATTACCTTCTTAATATAGAAGCAATTACAGATAATCAGAAAAGATTATTTGAATCCTATAAAGAAGGTAAGCATATTGTTGCATATGGTACTGCTGGTACAGGTAAAACCTTTATCACTCTTTATAATGCTTTAAAGGAAGTATTAGATGATACAACTCCATATGAAAGGATCTACTTAGTTCGTTCATTAGTATCAACTCGTGAAATTGGGTTCTTACCTGGTGATCACGAAGATAAGGCAGATATTTACCAGATTCCATATAAGAATATGGTAAAGTATATGTTTCAGATGCCTTCTGATGCAGACTTTGAGATGCTTTATGGTAACTTAAAGGCACAAGAAAGTATTAAGTTTTGGAGTACCTCGTTTATTCGTGGAACTACTTTAGACAATGCTATTGTGATTGTAGATGAGTTTCAAAACCTCAATTTTCACGAACTAGATTCTATTATTACTCGTATTGGAGAGAATAGTAAGATTATGTTCTGTGGTGATTCAAGTCAGACAGATTTAATTAAGACTAATGATCGTAATGGTATTGTGGACTTTATGAACGTCTTGCGTAAAATGCCATCTTTTGATATAATAGAGTTTGGTATAGATGACATAGTTCGTTCTGGACTTGTTAAAGAATATATTATTGCAAAACTTGAAATGGGTTTTTAATGTTTAATCATGTTGATGTAGATCTTCCGAAATTACAACGAGAAACCATTGATGGGGTTCGTTATTATTCCGTACCAGAAGAAGATGAATTATTAAAGTTAGTTTCGATTACTTCAGTTACTAGTCATTTTAACAAAGAGATTTTTGTTAAATGGAGAAAGAAGGTAGGTAATGAAGAGGCAGATCGTATTACGAAAGCGGCTACTGGTCGTGGGACTGATATGCACACTCTTACAGAACATTATCTAAAGAATGAGGATTTACCTAAAGTTCGTCCTATTTCTGATTTTCTATTCAAGATTTCAAAGGGTAAACTTAACCTTATAAATAATATTTACGCTTTAGAGGGTTCTCTCTATAGTAAAGAATTAGGTATTGCTGGAACTGTTGATTGTATTGCTGAATATGACGGTGATCTAGCAATAATAGACTTTAAGACTTCTAAAAAACCTAAACCACGAGAGTGGGTTGAACATTACTTTGTTCAATGTATGGCATACGGTTGTATGCTTTATGAGATAACAGGTATCTCTATTAAAAAACTTGTGATCATTATGGCTTGTGAAAATGGAGAATGTGTAGTCTATGAAGAAACCGACAAAGCAAAGTATATCAAACTTCTCAGCAAATATATTAGAAAATTTGTTAACGACAAACTGGAGCTCTATGGAACCGAAAAATGAATTAGAAAAGGCAATAGAGAGTAAGTTTCTCACTCCTCAAAAATTTGCTATGGAAATTGAAAAGATTGTAGCAGAAGGAGATTTTAACTACATTGATGCTATATGCTACTATTGCGAAAGTAATAATATTGAGGTAGAATCAGTATCGAAACTCATTTCAAAACCTTTGAAAGAAAGATTAAAATGGGACGCAACTCGTCTTAATTTTATGAAACCTACATCAAGGGCAAAATTACCTTTATAATGAATGAAAATTTTATTAGAACCTATGACGATGTTTTACCACATAAATTAGTAAAACATTTAATTCAATTAGCAGAACAATCTGTAACTTGGAATTCTCGTTCTCAAGCACAAAGAAAAGATAAGCAAATAGAATTAGATGCTTATTGGACAAGAGAATGTCGGGAAATTAATAATAGTCTTCTTGAGAATGCATTTACTCCTTACATAGGTGATTTTCCTTATCTACAAGATCAAGGTACAGACTGGTGTAGTGGATCTATACTTCTTCAAAAAACAGAACCTTTTGAAGGTTATCACGTTTTTCATTGTGAAGATAGTACTTGGGCATATAAACATCGTATTCTCGCATGGATGATATATCTTAATAATGTTGAGGAAGGTGGAGAGACAGAATGGTTGTATCAACAACTTAAAATCAAACCAAAGAAAAATACTGCTATTATTTGGCCAGGTAGTTTCACTCATTTACATAGAGGTAATCCTCCTATTAGTGGAACCAAGTATGTATTGACTGGATGGTTTACATCTATGAATATGATGAGTAAGTTTACTGTTACACCAAATGCCGACTAAACTTGAACTATTGCATTATCGTTTACAAGCGATTTTGCGTGATTATAATATGCCTGACCTTGAATATCTTGGAGAACGTCCAAGTTATAAGACAGGTGAAGATGTACACTGGTATCGTATAGGATCTGCTGAAGTTCCTATTGATGCGATTACCGAATTTGAAGCAGAAGAGGATGAAAGCGAAAGTGACACCGTTTGAGACTTACCGAACATACCTTTCAATGAAAAGTCATTTTACTAACCCTAAGTATGATTTTGTAAAGTATGGTGGTAAATCTCGTGCAACTATGACTTCCTTTAATAAGAGGAAGGACAAATATTGGTTTGAAAAGACTTCTAGGAAATATTCTGATCAAGAGATAGTCGATTTCCTATTATCAAATTTTATTAATTCTACTAACCCACAAAACCTATGGATCGGAGAAATAATCAATTCGGGCGAAAGAACTTACGCAGAATGGATGAAACGTCAGCAGAGTTTGACTTACTTGTTCAAAGAACAACTCAACGAATTACTATTGGAGAACAACTTAGAAGAAGTGTTCAATTGCTCGAAGGGGCATCCCCCATTACTAAAAAAGTATCTGGGTGGAGAGATTTCGTTAGAAACGCTTACGATACTGGAAAAAGTCTTTTCTTTCAAAAAAGAATTTGATAAAAAACTTCTAGATCCTGTATGGGAAACCGTAGGAATGAAAATAAACAAGTATAAACCTTTCCTAAATATTAATGTGTTCCAATTCAAACAAGTGTTAAGGGATATTGTAAATGGGTAATTTTTTTAATTCTGAAATTATTCAAGAAGAGTTGATGGAAATCAACGAACTACAAACCCGAATATATGAAAACTCACTTTCATTCGATAGAATGGAACGTGATGATCAATTAGAACACATTGATGAATTGATTGAATTATTAGAGAAACAACGAGTCATGTTTACTCGTTTAAGTTTATCTGATGATCCCGAAGCTAAGAAAATGAAATCTCAATTGCTACAGTCAATAGAGATCATGGGTTTCCCAAAAGGAACCGATATGAGTATATTATTTCACGGCATGGAACAAACTATCAAAGCACTTAAACAAAAGATTGACGCTTGATAGATTTTCTGTTATAATCTAAACATCCAACGAATCCAAATTAATCCGAGGTATCCAAATGTCTTTTGCATCTTTAAAGAAGCAATCTAAATTAGGCTCTCTTACCCAAAAACTGGTAAAAGAGGTTGAAAAAATGAATAACAATGGCGGTCAAGGTGATGATCGTCTCTGGAAACTAGAAGTAGATAAAAGTGGCAATGGTTATGCCGTTATCCGCTTCCTTCCTGCTCCCGATGGTGAGGATCTACCATTCGTAAAACTGTACTCCCACGCCTTCCAAGGACCTGGCGGTTGGTACATCGAGAATTCTCTGACTACTTTAGGTCAGAAGGATCCTGTTTCAGAGCATAATTCTGAACTCTGGAATAACGGCACTGATGCTGGTAAAGATACTGCTCGTAAGCAGAAGCGTAAACTTACATACATCAGTAACATCTATGTCGTTAAGGATCCAGCAAATCCTGAAAATGAAGGTAAAGTATTCTTGTACAAGTATGGCAAGAAAATCTTTGACAAACTAACTGCAGCAATGCAACCTGAATTTGAGGATGAGGAAGCAATTGATCCATTTGATTTTTGGCAAGGTGCCAATTTCAAATTGAAAGCAAAGAATGTTGCTGGTTATCGTAATTATGACTCTTCCGAGTTTGCATCCACTAGTGCTTTACTAGATGACGATGATGCTCTAGAAGCAGTTTGGAAGAAGCAATTTTCTCTTGCAGAATTAGTTGCTGCTGATCAGTTTAAGTCCTATGATGAACTTAAGACTCGTTTAAATTCTGTTCTTGGCAATAGAACACAAGTTCGCCAAGATCCTGAAGTTGTTGATGAAGACAACGATAGAGGTTCAGCAGAGGAATTAGTAACTGCTGCTGCATCCCGAACATCAGCAAAGGTTACTACAACCGATGATGAGGATGATACGTTATCCTATTTTGCTAAACTAGCAGAATAATACAAAGAAAGGGGGTTAACCACCCCCTTTTTTATTGTCCAACTATTCTTGTATTTTCCGTTCCTATAAGTTTATCACTAATATATTGTGAGTTTCGATCATATCTCATTATTTCTCTAAAATCTAATAAGAATTGCTGTACATATTCAGGTCTTAATAAATCAATTTTTCTTTTCTTTTCATTCTCTATAATTTCATAATCAAAGTTAGTTACAGGATAAGCGATATTATTAGTTGCAACCGATAATTCATCATTAGTTAATGTAATATTACCTTCATCAGCAACCATTGTCCATGTGACAGGTGCTGCACCACTTGCTCTATACTTTTTGCCAGGTCCATCTATTTTAAATTCAGAATCAACTATTAAACCTTCTGGTAAGATTAATCTATTGTTTTCATCTCTTATTTCTTTAGTTTCATAATGATGGACTTCATTCATTTTTGCAGTTGTTCCATACTTATTAAGAGTATGTTCATATAGATCATGATCTCCTAAAGGCCAATCATCAATTATATTTGTAATTCCTGCAGTCAATAAAACTACAAAATCTAATTCAGGATCACCGTAATAATAATCTGCTATAGTATCTGGTCTATCACCTTGACCAATTATAAACTTATTAAATAAGGTTGCTTTATCTGAAAGATAATCTAATAACTTTGTTCTTCTGAATAGATTCTTTATAACAGTA